TTTTGTAACTAAAAAGAGGTTTTCGCTGGAGGAGCAGGAACGTCGTTCCAATGTCTCACTGCGTTTGCAACAATGGCAACATTAGTGACAAGGTAAGTGAGGAATATAAAAGTGCGTAGCACAGCCACGTAATCTGCCTCTTTGTCATTCTTTCCTGCCTTTTCTCCAAGTGCTTTTGCCCAGATCCTCCAAGCGGATTTCCTCTTTACCATATCAGTCTTCAGCAGCAAGTTTGGCGAAATAGGACATGGTGTCGTCTTCATCTGCCGAAGGGGCAGGTGCGGACTTGAACGAAGGTGCGAAGGACTGTTCTTCGACAGCAGGAGCAGATTCAAACTCACTCTCCTCAGTCTCACGATCGAACTTGGGACGAGGTGCGCTGTTCAGAACGCTGTTCAGACGTTCCTGCAGTTCTTCGTAGGTCTTGAACTGATCGTCGGCAGTGAAGGCAGCAAGACTGTATTCCTTCTTCCAGATGCGCTCAAGTTGATCATCCTCGAAGTCACCCAGGGTGGAAGAACGATCAAATTCAGACTTGTCGTAGTTCCAGTAACCAGCAACCTTCTGGATCTTCAGTTTGAAGTCAGCACCCTTCCACAGATCGAAGGGGTTCACAGGAGTTTCGTCCTCGAACGCAGGTTGCATTGCTTCCATGATCTTGTCAAAGATCTTCTTGCCGAAGCGATAGAGGAACACTTTACCCTCGTTCTCAGGGTTGGCAGGATCTTTAACGACGTAGATGTTGCTGTAGTAGTTCAGCTTACGCTTCTGCTTACGTGCAACCTCTTTGTCAGAATCCAGACCAGAGTTCCACAGTTGCCTGTTCAGGTCAGAGACAGGATCTTTCTTGCCCAAAGTCGTCAGGGAGTTCTCGATATACCAACCACCAGGACCCTGGAAGGCATGACTCCAAACTTGTGCCCAGGGCAGGTCTTCGCCCTCGGGAGCAGGGAGGAAGCGGATGACCGCATAACCGTTGCCTGCTTTGTCTACCTCAGGTTTCCAGAGGCGCTCATCGGGACCGCCTTTGGTCTCAGTCTTGTTAAGGTTCTCTGCCTTCGACAGAAGATCAGTGAAGCTGGACTGCTTGAGGGATGCAAATGACATGTGTGTTCTCCGTATTTTGGTGTACTGTTGTGTGTGCCACTGTATGATCGTAGCACAGTATTTAGGTCTCAGTCAAGGGCGTTGATCATCTCAGACACCTGATTTTTGAGACCCTCATAGAACTGCGGGTTCACGTCCGCTGGGTTCATACCCAACATTGTAGCAGCTTGCTTGACCTGTGACAAGAGTTCCTTGGCATCTGGATCAGAGGAGAGTTGGACCCTCATGAACATCATCTGCTGGACCTCGATCAGTTCAAGCATCTTTTCAAGTTGCACTTTCTTCTCTTCCTTAGAGAGAAGGAGACCCATCTTATTGATCTCTACATAAAGATCTTGCATTCTACGAAGGGAGTGTTGAACCTGTTCAGATTCAAAGAACTTACTCATACGTATTCTCGCTTGATTATGCTTTTATATTTACCACAATCTACATTGAGAAAGGGTTCGTATTTCACTACTTTATTGCGTAGTGGTTTCCACACTATCTCATCCTTGATAGTTTTGTCAAAGTGCTCTACAAAACCAAAGATCATGTTGAAGATAGTGAGTGTCTCAAGACTAATCTTGCCACCAAGATGTGCCTTGACGATGGTTGGATGGACACCCTTGACACGAAAGAGATCATCAAAGTTCTCCTCCATGTTGTGTAGAGTGGCAACATCTTCCGAGAAGATATACGACAGCGACTGAATACGCTTCTGGTACTCAGTGTAGTGTCGTGATCCTTCTCTTGCGATCTGCCCAACCCACTGACCGCCATCGACGATCAGATTAGAAACAAAAAATTCACGCAGTTCTACCTCTTTGAACTTGCGGGACAGTTTCACAAAGAAATACTTGTCCTTACGCCGATCAAAGGATTCTTGCGTTGCTTTACATGCTCCGTTGTATTGGAAGTAATCATATGATTTAGAAGTGAAGTGAAGTTTCAAGGAAAGGTACATTTTATAGACTTCAAATCCAGTCACAGCGATAGGAACCCCCTAGATGTTCTCTTCATGAAGTTAAGTCGTTGAGCATCATACTTCAACTTTTCTTTGAGTGGTTTGGAGATCAGTTTACTGATCCCATCCATCTCAATGTTCTTGTCTTCGCAAAACTGTACTACTGCCTCGATATAGTTGAGATCAGATTCTTTTACAATCTTCTCAATCTCTACCGAAAACTTTGAGGCAGTCATGAAGTTCTTTTCAAAAACATCATCAATTTTACCATTCCCCATGTGCTTCTCGGTATGCGTCGATGTACTCTTTAAGCTTGCGAGCATACTTAAACTTGTCATAGATTTCAAATACTTGTGCTTCACCAGTCTCACAGGCGATAATCGTTACGAGTTTCTTGACCTTGAGACCAGTCAACTCTTGGAACATTATAGCATATGCACATTCCTGTGCAAAATAGTCTTGAATCCACTCCTCTTTCTTCAACTTAGTTGAAGTTTTGAAGTCGATGATGGCAAGTTCTCCCTTATACTCTGCAATGCAGTCAACACGCCCAGCAATCTTAAGCATCCTTGAATACAAGGGTGCTTCTAGGGCATGTATATTATTAATACTATCTAGGTGAGGTTTAATAAGGTAAAATAGACCCATGGACATAGGATCGTCCTTATACTTGCTGATGTCCTGATTGCTCAGGTAAAGTTCAGCAAGTTTGTGGGTCTTGTTTCCTCGTGTCGATGCACGCTTGGAAATTTTGTTCGCCTCTTCTTCACCGACACGACGACGCCATTCCATGATGGACTTCTTCTTAGAGTGCCCAATCACAGTTGTGACAGAAGGGTAGTTCATACCCTCAACGGAGTATGTCCTACCCTTTGCGGTTGTCGTAGCAACTAGATCACGAAAGGAATGTATGTTGAGATGTTTAAAGTCCAAGATTCATTTTGCTAATAAGATAAGATTTGACTAGACCAGAACGAACAATGTCTTGGACACCGAACTCAATGGATGAGAACTCATCCATGGCATCAATGATCTTCATGAAATCAAGGACACCGTTCTTTTCGTATGTCTTGGTCAGGTCAGTTTGTGCAGCGTCTCCAGCGAAAATAACCTTGGTGTTAACTCCCAGTCGAGTGATGATGGAATCAAGTTCGTGGAAGTTAAGGTTTTGAGATTCATCAATGAAAACAATTGCGTTATCAATGGTAGTACCACGGATAAAGGAGGTGGACCAGAAAGAGATAGTCTCCTGTGCCTTGAGGTTGGCGTAGAGCATCTCGAACGATGCATCGTCTGGCATCTCAAACATATACTTTACCATATTCTTGTATGGAATCTGGTAAAGGTTTGACTTGTCTTCATGGTCGCCAGGAAGGAAACCAATCTCTCTGGTGGGAACCAGAGACCTCACAATGTACAGTTTATCATACGGGGTCTTCTCTGACAAGACATCCTTCAGTGCCAGGTAGATGCTCAGGAAAGATTTACCAGTTCCAGCGCAACCATACAGAAATAGATTCTTGTCTTTAGTCCAGCTCTCGAACACCTTCTCCTGGGTAGGAGTGATGGGTTTGATGTTGAGCAGATGCTCAGTACCAATTGGTTTTCTTCTCATTTGTCTAGAGGTCAGACCGACCATAGAGGGTTGCTTCTTGGATTTTACGGGCATGGGTTAGATGGAATCGAATTTGGCGTAAGGGTGATGCTTCTTGACATTATTAAGGCGGTCTTTGAAACCTTGCGGCAGTTTGTTCTGCCAGTCACCTACTCCACTGACCGCAGAACCGATGCCTGCGTTCCAGTCTTTATCCCAATCGGGATTGTCTTTTCTCCATTGTTCATACTCAGCGAGAGGCATGAAGAGTTCCATGGTCTCGCCAGTTTTTAAATTCTTTACAGGGTAACAAGCCATCAGTCAATCCTCAGTGCTGGTTGAATATCATCACATCCACAATCTCCATCGGGACAGGACCACTCAAGTGCTTCTGCAACGGTGGGGAACAT